TTACTACGGTTCGGTTCGACTGAAAATGGTCGTATGAAGCGCCTATAGACAACCGATAAATAATATGGTATAATATGAATGTGAACACTACATTTTATGGCTAAAGGATTTAAGGTAATTCCCAAAGAAACACCGAAGAAGGAAGAATGGGATTACGAGCGAATTAAACAGAGAGTGAAAGGAAAGCAAATTGTTTTCTGTCTACCAGGCAGAGGTTGTTCTTATACCTTTCTCAAGAATTTTGTACAGTTATGTTTTGACATGGTACAGAATGGAAATGGAATACAGATATCTCAAGATTATTCCTCAATGGTTAACTTTGCACGTTGTAAGGTATTAGGTGCAAATGTATTGAGAGGCCCTGATCAGATTCCTTGGGATGGTAAACTGAAGTATGATTATCAGTTATGGATTGATAGTGATATAGTTTTCAGCACAGAGAAGTTCTGGCAGTTAATTGATCTTGCAATACCCGAAGAAGGAGAAGAAAGAGAAATCGCAGCGGGTTGGTATGCCACTGAAGATGGACATACTACATCAGTTGCACATTGGTTAAGTGAAGAAGACTTTGCAAAGAATGGCGGAGTCATGAATCACGAGACTGTCGAGTCGATCACGAAAAAGAGAAAACCTTTTACTGTCGATTATACAGGATTTGGTTGGGTATTAATTAAGAAGGGTGTCTTTGAAAGATTAGAGTATCCTTGGTTTGCTCCGAAGATGCAAGTGTTTGACAGTGGTAAGGTTCAAGATATGTGCGGAGAAGATGTATCATTCTGTCTTGATGCCAAGAAGGAAGGTATTGTGACATGGTGCGATCCACGAATACGAGTGGGTCATGAGAAGATGAGGGTCATCTGATGGCTGGTCTCATTTTTATTGTAGTGATCTTTGTGATTCTCTACATTTTATATTTTTATAATCCACATACATAGGAGTTATCATGGTTAAAGGTAAATTAGAAAGAAAGTATAAACTTATACACAATGGGCGCGAACTCTCCAAAGGCCTTCTCAGTGAAGCTGGAAAGTTTGATGCAATGCAGATACTGGTTCAAAGATTTGATGAAGGTCGTGAAGATGCGATTGATCCAGATGAAGTTGAGATTATTGATATGTCTCTCAAGGAGAATCAATAGTGGAAGTGATCATCACAGCGGCGTGTTTCTCCGCTCTTGGATATTATTCCTATCTCATGTATAATTATTTTAAAGTAAAGTAAATGACAGTTCCAGTTTATGATATACCACAGTCACCAATACTGATTGTTGGTTTTCTTGGTATTCTATTCACTCTTGTATTATTATACTTTGTGAATCGTGACTATTTTGCATCACCTTTAAATCGTGACAGGAGAACAAAGTAATGGCAGTTCGTTTTAATCCAGGCATACCAACTGTTGAGTCTCGTCCAAAGAAAACAAGTCAGGGAAAAGGTAAACACACTCGATACTCTGCAACCAGTCGCAATCATGCGAAGAAAAGATATCGAGGTCAGGGTCGATGAGTACATTAATTACTAATCTACCTTCTTATGAAGTATGGGTTCGTAAGGAGTATTTGACCGATCATAAGAGTGGTCATGGTGAATTTGTGAAAGGAGTCTGGGTTTCTGCGAAAAGTATACCTGGTCGTGCCTTTTATTTTGAGACTTATTTGCCTGATTATGCTGCAATGTTCGATAAATTACCGATTTCTGCGTTTACAACCGACCCAGAGACACCAAAACCAGACATGACACTGCATAATTTGCAGTTTTGGAACTGTATGGACTATGGTGTGGTCGCTGTTCAGAAGCAATTTATCGGTTCAATGCACTATGAAGTGATGACAAGAGACTTTGGCAACCAAACTGGCACTTATATTTGCACTTTAGACAATTATCATCAAGATGTAGACGCAATTGACTACTCTACAAGCGAACAACCAGCTGAACATAAGAGTCATAACCTCTTAGAATTAGACAATGGGCAGTTTTGTTTGTATCCAAATAACAGAATGAGGATATATGACAATAGTATCACTCCTGAGACACCTAAGATTCCTGATTTTAAAGTATCAACCGTGTATTATCAGGTGGAGAACGGTCATGATCGTGATGGATTAGGTTCGGAAGAGAATTATTTCTGGAAAACAGCGAAAGAAAGGTCAGGTAATATCGAAGTAGGAGCTGGGGGTACTGATATGAATGTTGATTTTTACAATGGCGATTTTAAAATTGATTTAAATGAACCAGAATTAGGATAAATAAATCATTAAGGAGAAAAAAATGGTTATTAAACTAGATAAGTCACAAGAATTCATCAAAAGTGGTAAAAAACTGATTAGTGAATATGATGCTGATGCCTATTACGAGGAAAAAGAGGAGGAAAAACCTCAATTTCTGAAGGAAGGGGAATAAATAAACTTATTATTCAAAAAACCCTTATAGATATATTAGGAAAAATATATCAAAATGAATGGCAGTTCAAATTTCTCGTGCATTTAAAGACATAAGTTTATCATTTACTCGGCATCCTGTCACAAATGACGTGACTGTGTTGAAAAATGAAGATGCAATAAAGAGATCAGTGATCAATTTATGCAGAACACGTATTAATGAGAGATTTTTTAACGACTTATTGGGCACATCAATCGAAGATTCGTTATTTGAGACGAATTTGAATGACATTTCATCATTTTTAGAAAGAGAAATCACTGTTTTACTTAAAAACTTTGAACCAAGAATAAGACTTACTAATGTTATCGCTGAATCTTTAATTGATTCTTACGAATTACAGATAAGAATTGAGTATGAAATTGTAGGATTACCTTTTCCAACACAAAATATCGAATTTTTACTTCAACCGACTAGGATATAATGTCATTTTCACAGTTTACTAACCTAGATTTTAATACTTTAAGGGCTCAGATCAAAGATTACTTGAGATCAAACTCAAATTTTTCTGATTTTGACTTTGAGGGATCTAATTTTTCAGTTTTAATTGATACTTTAGCATATAATTCTTACATTACTTCGTATAATACGAATATGGCTGTCAATGAATCATTCATTGATAGTGCAACTCTGCGTGAAAATGTTGTATCACTAGCAAGAAACATTGGATATGTACCAAGATCTACAAAATCAGCAGTTGCAACAGTCAATTTTAACGTTAATGTATCATCAATAAGTGCAAAACAAGTTAAATTAAATGCTGGTCTAGTAGCATTAGGTTCTGTTCAGGGTGGAAGTTATACATTTTCAATACCAGAAGACATTACAGTGACTCCAACCAGTAATGGAATTGCAAGTTTTAACAATATTTCAATCTATGAGGGTAATTATCTAACTAAAACCTTTGTTGTGGACAGTTCACAAACAAATCAAAGGTATATTTTACCTAATGCAAACATTGACACCTCTTCAATTCGTGTTGAAGTAAGTGATTCTAGCGGTGTTTTAACATATAATGCATATACTAACATATTTGATGTTAATTCAGAGTCTCGATTATTCTTAGTTCAAGAGGTAGATGATGAAAAATACCAAATTATGTTTGGTGATAATGTTTTAGGTAAAAAACCAGCAAATGGTGCAACAATCACAGTCACTTATATTGTTACAAATGGACAAGATGGCAACAATGCTGCTAATTTTAACTTTGCTGGTAGATTAACATACATTTCTGGTGGTGTAGATGTTGATATTACTAGTGGTATATCACTCTTAACAACCACTCAGTCGTCTGAAAACGGTGATTCGATAGAATCTATAGACAATATCAAATATCTTGCTCCAAGAGTCTATGCATCACAGTATAGAGCAGTCACACCTAATGATTATAAGAGTCTAATACCCTTTTTATACCCAAATATTGACTCTGTAAGTGCCTATGGTGGAGAAGAACTTGATCCACCTGAGTTTGGAAAGGTTTATATCACTGTTAAACCAAAAAATGGTGAATTTTTGTCTGCAGTATCAAAGGATTTGATTAAAAACGACTTGAAGAAGTATACAGTAGCTGGAATTAAGCAAGAATTTTTAGATTTGGTTTCAAATATATCTAATGAGGAATTAATTGAAGCAGTTAAAGAGCTTGAGTTAGATGAGATTGTAGATATCTTACAAAATCTCCCAGAAGAAAGAATGAATAAGATCTTATCAAATATGTCTTTGGT